TGCGAAATCATACACGCACCTGGAACGAATGGTCGGCGCTGATAACATGGCCCGGCCTGCTGAGAATTGGTCTGACGATCAATGGAGCGAGTTTTACAACGCAAGTGGTAGGCCCGAAGCGCCAACCAACTATGAAATTAGCCTGGAAGGAAAGCTTGGGGATAGCACACTCGAGGCGTTCAGAGAAAGCGCACATGAGGCGGGGCTCAATAACAAACAAGCCCAAACTATCGCGTCTTTCATGGATGGCTCCTTGGAGAAAATGGAAGTTGAGCGGTACGATCACGCTGAAACGCTTACGCATGAAGGCGAGCTAGAGCTAAGGCAGGAATACGGCCCGGCTTTTGAGCAACAACTACAGCTTGCAAATGGCGCGGCCAGGCAATTGCTTGGCAATAAATCGGAAATGCTTAATGAAATTGAGCTCGCAGATGGCAGATTATTGGGTGATCATCCTGATATTATCCGCATGTTTAGCGCGTTTGCCAAAGAAATTGGCGAAGATAAGATAATCGGTGAACCCACTGAGCTCGTTATGACCCCAGACGAAGCGGGTCGAAAGATCCCTGAAATCATGGCGAGCGGCCCTTACAAGGATCATCGCCACCCCGAGCACAAGACATACGTTGCTGAGGCCGAAAGACTATTTCGGATTCAGAGCGGTGAAGCTGGATAAGCCTAGATCTTTCTAAGCCCCAGCGACAAGTGGAGTAACGAACCTAAGCGTTGAGCACGGCCCATTACGGATAACCGCGGCGAAAATAACCCTGAAAAAACAATAGCTTAATGAAGGAGTTCGATTATGTCGAGCGAAATCACTACAGCGTTTGTGAATCAGTTTTCCGCAAATATCCAAATGCTGTCTCAACAGCAAGGATCTTTACTCCGCGCTTGCGTGGATGAGGAAAGCGTCACAGGCGAAAAAGCGTTAAGTTGAGCGCCCTTGCTCAGTAATGGGCATTGCAAACTATGTGAATTGTCTGGGAACCCCTAACGTAAAGCCGAGGGCAATCAGCAGCCAAGCCTCTAACGAGGAAGGTTCAACGACTATCCCGCAAGGGAGTAGGGCCAAGCGGCCCGAAGCGCATAGCACCCTAAAAATTAGGGTGGTGATATAGTCTCATCTCATAGGGCTTGACCCTTTGCGAAAGCATGAGCAGCCGAGAAAACGGCGGTCTGGTTCTAGCGAGCCCAGGCGAAGATAATGTCTTTGATCAAGTGGGATCAGTTTCCGCTATAGAAAAAACAACGCGTCACCAGGATACACCAATCCAGGATACACCCCATGCGAGGCGTCAAGTTTCTTTGCGGGATTATGTATACGCAGATCTTATTGATGATGAAGATAAGATCCGTATGTTGACAGATCCGCAATCTACTTATGTTCGTGCGGGTGCTGCAGCGATGGGCCGTCGAATGGATGATACGATCATCGCCTCGGCTTTTGCAGACGCTAACACCGGCAAAGACGGCGGAACAAGCGTATCTTTCCCATCAGGGAATGTCGTGGCGCATGGCAGCGCGGGGCTTACCCTGGCAAAGCTGATTGCGGCAAAGCAAATCCTCGATGAAGGATCTGTAGACCCGTCAATCAAGCGCTTTATTGTTGTTGCGCCAAAGCAAATGTCGGATCTGCTTAATAGCACAACCGTCACTTCGGCAGACTTCAATACAGTACGTGCTCTTGTTCAAGGCAGCGTCACGGAGTTTTGTGGATTCACCTTTATCACAAGCAATCGCTTGGCGGTAAATGGTTCCTCACATCGCCGGGTCATTGCATTTGCACAAGACGGCTTAAAGCTTGCGGTTGGTATGAACCCAACAGCAAAAGTCGATGTGCGGCCTGACAAGGGCTATGCCACCCAGGTTTTCTATCAACAAAGTATCGGCGCGACACGCATGCAAGAGAGCATGGTTGTTGAAGTGCCGTGCGCAGAATAGGGGGATTGACCAATGGCAACAGTATATAGTGTTCAACGGACAAACTCACGCGCAACACCAGTTGTTAAAAACCCTTCAAATAACCTGGGGGCTCGTATTCGTGTGGCTCACTCGGTTTATGAAGCGTCAAGCTTGGCGGCTGGTGATGTAATCGAAATGTTCCGCTTGCCTGACGGTGCGCGGCTCATTGAAGGCTCACTTGCCCATGATGCTCTAGGCGGCTCCACAACGCTTAGTGTCGGCCATGCAGCGTATTCTAATGCTGATGGTACTGCAGTAAGTGCAGCGGCGGCAGCATACAAAGCTGCGGCGGCGTCTACAGGCGCTCAGAAAGTCGATATTCTTGCAACCTTGGCGCTTGGTAGCGGCACGGTTCTAGATGCTGACGGTGATGGAGTTATGGTCACTGTTTCAATCGCTGGCGCGGCAGGAACAGGTACGATTGAATGTACCATCAAGTACGCGACTGACTAAACAACGGCGGGGCGGTTCGCCGCCCTGCTTACTCTTTTTGAGGTAGGCCATGACAAGCACAGTTGATATTGCCAATTCTGCCCTAAACCTGCTCGGGGCTAGTAACATCGCGGCGTTCGATGAAAACTCAAAAGCTGCGCGTGTTATTAATCAAAAATACCCTGGCATACGTGACGATCTGTTTCGTCAACATAGCTGGAATTGCCTGGTCAGACGCACAACATTAGCGCAATCCGCAACAACGCCTGATTTTGGATATGCTTATTATTATCCTCTGCCAACGGATCCGTATTGTTTGAGGGTCTTAGAGTTTTCAAACGGTACTATGAGCTATCCCCAGGACAATATGCACAGCCTATCTGGTGGCCCGGTGTTTGTTGTTGAGGGTAGAAACATTGTAACCGACGAAAGCACGGCCAAAATTAAGTATATCGCCAGGATCGAGGATCCTAATGAATATGACGCAAGCCTGATTGATACCCTATCTCAGCGCCTTGCTGCAGAAATAGCCTATACAGTCACGGGATCGGGCTCTGTGCGCAATCAAATGCGAGCTGACTATATAGATAAGCTTAGCCAGGCCAGGAACGTCAACGCAACAGAGGGCGCACCGCAACGCATTGAGGCATCTGACTTCATCGAGGCGCGTATGTAATGGCTAGATCTGCGCCATCATTCTCAGCTTTTAGTGCTGGGGAAATATCCCCCTTGCTCGAAGGCAGGACGGGCATTGAAAAATACAAAGAAGGTTTGGCAGATCTTACGAATATGATCGTTATGCCAACGGGCGGCACAAAGCGGCGTCCTGGCACAGAATATCTAGGCGAGGTTAAATCGAGCTCAGTAAAATCCAGGCTAATACCATTTCAATTTAAAACAACCGACACGTATATCTTAGAGTTTGGAAATGAGATTATGCGCGTCTATCGTAATGGCGCACAGGTTTTAAACGCTACTGCCAAAACTATTACAGCGGCAACAAAGGCAAGCCCTGGCGTTCTCACAAGCAACTCGCACGGCTTTAGCAATGGCGATGAAATATTCATAGAGTCAGTTGGCGGTATGACCGAGCTGAACGGTAGAAACTACCGGGTTGCCAATAGCACGACAAATACCTTCACGCTCACGGATTTATTCGATGTCGCAATAAACACAACTAGCTTCACAACATATACAAGCGGCGGCACGGCCACAGAAATATTCGAGCTGGCAACGCCATATCCAGAGGCAAAAGTGCCAGATGTGCGCTTTGTGCAGTCAGCCGATACAATGTATTTTGTGCATCCCGAGTACGCTATCCGCACCCTAACACGCTCGGATCATAATAATTGGACTTTTGCCACGCCTTCGATCTCCGGTTCTCCAAGCCCGGCGTTAAATACCAGCGGTAATTATCCCAGCGTTGTCACGTTCTTCGAACAGCGCTTAGTTTTTGCTAATACTGCAGCCAATCCGCAAACAATTTGGTTTAGCAAAAATGCCGATTATACGAATTTCACAGCAGGCACCGGGGATAATGACGCCCTGATATACACAATCGCGTCTAATACTGTGGATAGTATTCGCTATCTCAGCTCCACGCGCGTCCTGGCAATCGGCACAACAGGCGGCGAGTTTGTCCTAACGTCTACGAATGACGGGCCTGTGACGCCCACAACAACGCTAATCCGCAAATACTCGAATTATGGCACGGCAAATGTCGAGCCTGTCCAGGTCGCAGATGTTACGCTTTTCCTGCAGCGCGGTGCCAGAAAGGTCAGAGAATTTAAGTTTGTCGGTGATGTAAATACCAGCGGGTACGCCGCACCCGATATGACGATTCTCGCAGAACATATTAGCCAGGGCGGTATAACTCAGTTCGCGTATCAACAAGAACCTGAGAGCATTGTATGGGCTCTAAGGTCAGACGGGACGCTCCTGGGCCTGACATATAGGCGCGAGGAAGAAGTTGTTGGTTGGCATAAGCACACAATCGGCGGCGTGTTTGGCAGCGGCCAGGCTATTGTCGAAAGCATCGCACCGCTTCCCACCGACACCGGCAATGATGACCTATACCTAATTGTGAAGCGCACGATCAATTCACAGACAAAAAGATATGTTGAGGTGCTAAAACCCTTTGATTTCGGATCAGTTACAACAGCGGCGTTTTTCGTTGATAGCGGCCTGGCGTATAGCGGATCTGCAGTAACGTCATTATCTGGCTTGTATCACCTGGAAGGGCAGTCAGTTGCTATCCTGGCAAACGGCGCAACGCACCCCGATGAGACTGTATCGGGCGGCGGTATAACATTAGATTATAGCTCTACAACGGCAGCGGTTGGCTTTAGCTATACCTCGCAAATGCAAACAATGCGGATTGAGTCTGGATCCGAGGACGGAACAAGCCAGGGCAAGCCCAAGCGAATACATGCCGTTACTCTCAGATTGTTTGAAACGGTTGGTATTGAGGTCGGCAATAGTTCCTCAGAAATAGATAGAATACCGTTCCGCGATAGCTCGATGGCAATGGACGAGGGCATCCCACTTTTCACAGGCGATAAGGAAATAGAGTTCCCTGGGGGTTTCGACAACGATGATCGGATATACGTGCGGCAGTCACAGGTTTTACCCATGACCGTGCTCGCGTTCTATCCACGCATGAACACGTTTGACATATGATTTTGTTTCATGTGGAACAGCTCAAAGATTGCTCGAGCGAAGCAATGTCGCTGATCGAGGCGCATTGGCAAGAGATCGCGCTGCACCAGGACACAATTAAGCTCAATCCAAACTGGCAGCAGTATTATCGCCTGGAAGAAGAAGGCAAGCTACACGTCTATACGGCTCGGGAAGATGAAAAGCTTGTGGGGTATTTCGTGATGATCGTCGTGCCACACTTGCACTATCAAGATCATTTATTTGCCCACAACGATGTAATCTATGTGGATCCCGAATATCGCAAAGGATTTACAGCCTGGCGATTAATTAAGTTTGCCACCGAACAGCTAGAGCTCGCCGGGGTTTCTGTGATGATGATCAATATAAAACGACACAAGCCTTTTGATAAATTGCTGCAGCGCCTTGGTTTTACCGAGACTGAAAGCATTTATTCTAAGCGCCTGGGAGTAAGCTAATGGGCGCACAAGGTACACTTGCGGCAGTATCGGCGGGATCATCCCTGATCGGTGGCCTTTCCGCAAAAAGCTCGGCAGATAAAGCGGCAAGCGCTGCGCAACGAGCTGCAGAGTTTAACGCGCAAATTATCGAGAGAGACATAGGGCTCCTGGATCGGCAGCGCGGTATCTTAAACGGTCAATACGCAATCGACACAAAGCGCGGCAAGGCGGCGTTTGAGCGCAATATTCAAGGCACAGTAAAAGCGGCGGCGGGATATGCCGGGTATGACATTGGATCTGGAACGCCTTTTGAAATCTTACGCGCAAATGCTGCAGAGTTTGATTATCAAGAGTCGGTGAATGAATTTAATAATGAAATCGCCAATCTGCAGCTTAATGACGCGCAAGAGGAAGCCAGGCTAAATGCTCAGCTCACGCGCATGACGGGCGATGCCCAGGCAAGCGGTTTAAAATCGCAGGGCAGATCAAGCTTGATTAGTTCTATCGGCAGCGCGTCAACAACGGCGTTTAATACAGGGCTGTTTACATGAGAATACCAGTCTACAATGCCGAGGGCTCAGTAACCCGCGAAGCGCCAGGCAGATCAATTCGCTCAAGAATGGACGCAACGCCATTTATCCAGGCAGAATTGCGCAAAGGCGAAGTGCTCGGCGCGGCGGCACAGGCAGCGGGTGAGTACGCAAACGCTCGCTATAAGGTGCAAGTCGAGAATGATCTGAATGAGGCCATGCTAGGCGCTCAAGACACGCTACGGACGCGCAGGGACGAGCTTGCCAAGTCACCAGATTATAACCGTGTGCTCGATGGCGATGATCCGCTTTGGAACCGCGAAACAACACAGATAAAAAACGAGCTAAGAAAGAAAGTCGGCAAGAACGTCTATGCCTTAACTCAGTTTGATAATCGCTTTGGTCAGCTCGAGCTCCAAAATAGATTTGCCCTGCGCAATGATATTGACCGCAAGATAGCCTCGGTTGCTGCAGCTAACAGAGCTCAGCAATTAATCGACGGTGAAAACACAATAGCCAACAGTCCAAACCTGGCAGACATTGATTTTACCATCGCCGGGGTAAAGCTTAACGGTGATCGCCTGGTGCAGCTCGGGCTTGGCAAAGGTGAGAACCTAAGCAAGCAAGAGTACGCAATGGTTTTTCGCGGCACCCAAAGGGCGCTGAATAATCTTGTGAACAGCTCCGATAGCTCGGTTCTTACTGTGCATGAAATCCACAAAGCGCTGCGCGATGAGAGCACAGACGCGCCCGAGGGAGAAGGGGTTAGCCCAGAGGGGCAAAAGGTTTATCATCTTCTTAGATCTTTAAATGAGGCAGACCAGGTAAAGCTTTTAAAAAGCGCTGGCGCTACGTCTACATATATTGACGGGCCTACGATCTATGAAAAAAACCAGCAACTAATAACTGCAGAGATAGGCAAGCAAGCCGAGGGTACACTAGACCGATATATTAAAAATACTGAGATTGGTGAAATACCATCAGATGCAGATGTTGGCGCTCTGCAAGTGCAGCTCGATGCAGCCAGGCAATCGCAAACGCCAGCGGAATATGCAGATCTTGCGGCTAAACTCGAGTATTTCAACACGGTCAAAGTCGCCGCTGTAGAAATGAAGGAAATGAACGGCAACGATTTAAGGGAAGAAATTGAAAAGCGCGAAACAGTTAAGAATAAAAGCCAAACACAAATAGACGTATTGCAGTTTATGCGTGGTCGGCTCAATGCGCTGGATACTGCCGTCGAGAATGATCCGCTTCCCTGGGCAAATACAAACGGCGTTGTGACTTTAAATGACGTTGATTATGGAAATTTCATAACTCAGGACGGCCAGCCAAATCCAGAATTTATCGAAGCGCTACAAGACCGCTTAAAGAAAAGCTCGATAGTGCAGGGCGTCTATGAGCGCACTAGCCTAGCTCTTGCGCCTGTTATTATGACGAAGGCAGAGACAGCCCAGGTCAGTCGCATGCTCAATGAAATGGGGCCAGAGCAGGATCTTGCTTTTATCAATTCTGTGCAAGCGGCATTAGGGCCAGATGCTTCAAGGCTATTGTTTGCTCAATTAGGCGATGAAGCCCCGCTTATGTCCTTTGTCGGCGGTCTGCATGCCAGCGGATTCGGAACAGAGGCGGCTATAGATATAGCTGCAGGGCTAGAGTTTGAGGATCAGGTAAAAATAAGCTCAATCACAAATACAGCCGGTGAGCGCATGAACCTCGATTTTATCATGGCAGATGTTTTCGCCGGGTATCCAGATACTTATCAAGCTGGTTTAGATCCTGTCATAATTCAGTCCGTAGAGGCAATTTTGACATACCGGGTCAAAAACAGACAAATAGATATTTCTGCAGAGGGAGACTTTTCCCAGGACGATCTAAGAAAAGTATTTAGCTACGTTATGGGCGGGTCAAAGGATGGCGAAACTGGCGGTATTGGCACGTTAGATAATGACAATGAATCATATTATCATCGCCCCGATGGTGTGACAGACGATCAGTTTTCAACGGCTTTAGCTAATAATCTTGGGGATCTTTTCCCAGATGGTAAAGAAAGAATTGACCAGACTTTGAATAGCAATTTCACTGTGCAAATGGTTGATCAGACAGATCAGCGCGAGCCTATCTATCAGCTATATGTAACAGATGGCAGCGAGCTTTCTAATCCTTTAACAACCCAAGCCGTTGGCGTTGGTGATGACCCGTATCGGTTTACCTATTCTATGCTTGTCGGTGTCGGAGTTGCAAAAGATCTTGCTGCGCAAAAAAGTGCTGCACAAGAACTTGCCGCAAAACAGGCTCGGTTAATACAAGATGGCAGTGAGATAAAACTTAAAGGCGTTGATTCTACGCTATTACCAAAAGCGCAAGCGGATCTAGCTGCAGCGATTAAAACAGAGCAAGCAGACGCTACGGAGGCAATGTCAGAATTTGGCGGTGATTTTGTTACAGGTTCAATCGAAAGATCCGCGGCTGCAGACGCAAAAAAGGCGGCACTACAAGCTGAAATAGATAAGTTGCGAGAAGGCCCAACGGCAGAAAAAAGAATGCTGGAATCTAGGGCAGCGAGAAAAGAAGCTAACACGCCAAAGGAATACACCATTGCGGTATATGGAAATGAAAAGACAAAGCTAACATTTACGGTTGATAAAGATAACAGGATTTTTGCTGCAGATGGAAAAGAAATTACCCCCGACGATGATCCAATATTCTATCAAGATGTTGAGAAAAGAATCCGCGAAGCAGAAACAGGTGAGGAAGCGATAGCGCCAGAGGTAGCGCCAGAGACAGCCACAACGCAAGACGATGAAGCGCTAGTTGTTGACAGGCCAATTCCAGCAAAAAGAGCTAACACTGTTTTAAAAAATACGATTGAAGGTAATGATACTAAAATTAAAGTTTCAGACCTTTGGAACAAAAATGATAATGATGGTCAATATTTACGGAATGTAATAATTTCAGGTTTCTCAGAAAAACAACGGCAATCTCCATCATTCCATATAGAAATTTTAATACTTGAAATGAGGGACAACGGCTGGAAAATAACGGTCCAAGAAGCCAAGAAAATGCTTGAAACTTATAAGCAAGAAAATCCCGACTGGTTTAAAGAATGACAGTTCTAAATTTTCCAAAGCAACCCGGTAGATCTTTTCTCTCTGGGGCAAAAGTTATGACCAAGCCAAAGACGGGCTATGGAGAAAACTTGTCTGCAGCGGTAAGCGAAACACTAGCGCTTACACCGACAAGCCCTGTTTTCTTTGAGCGCAATTGGTGGGCAGGGGTAATTGAGCAGATCAAAGAGCAGACAGGCGAAAGTTTCCCTAATCCTGTGCCATTCACAATGGAGCGCCGTGAATACTACAAACAAAAGAAAGCAGAAATACAACGCTATGTGATGAAAAACCAAGACCGCCTGCGCTTGGGCCACCCCGACGAGCCCGGTGGCACCAATATGCTTATGTTGGATCCCGACACTTTCAGCCGTAGAATGGGAGAGCTGCACAAAGAAAACGTCAAAAGCGACACGGATGATGCAGAAGAAGTCTATGGTCGCCAATCGGGAACCTTAGCAAAGATTGGTCAATATACAGGTTATTTCTTAGGAGCAGCTTTAGATCCATTTAATGCTGGCGTGTCGCTAACAATGGCCCCGCTATCCGGCGGTTCTTCGCTTTTGCTCAATACGGTCTTGCGCGAAGCAATGATAAATATGACTGCAGAAGTTGTGCAGCAACCAGCGGTGGCGCAGTATTATGCAAGCCTAGATCTGCCGTATGACTTTGCTACGTTTCGCAACGCAGTTATTACGGCGGGTGTTGTAGGCGGTGCGTTCCCGATTGCTATTCGTGGCGGTACGAAAACGGTGCAATTGACCGCCCAGCAAATGCAAAAGTTCTCCAATGTACTGTTTGATGCTGGCGTTAAGAAGTCAGACGTTGCCAAGGGCGCGGAGCTGCAGCTTGACGTGGAAGTTGCGCAAGCTGCAGATAATCCGCTGAGTGATACGCCCCAGGGCAAGCTAGAACACAAACAGCGCGAGGCTGCAGGGATCGTAGCAGCAGAAACACTAGAACCGCCAGCAATTACGGAGCTTCCAGCGGCCCCGGTCAAAGCGCCTGTGACAATCAATGATGCCGATAATCTGGATAACTTTGTGTATAAGTTTAAGCCTGGCGAAATCCAGGTAGATGCAAAGCTCTTTCAGTTCAAAGAAGGCGGCGATGAATTTGGAGTAACGCCCGAGCTGCAAGGCATTACTGAATGGGATCCCAGCCTTGCGGGGCAGATTGCGGTCTACGAATTTGCAGACGGTAGCCAATTCATAGCAGACGGGCATCAGCGCCTTGGCCTGGCAAGACGTATTATGGCTAAGGATCCAAGCCAGGACATTACGATATATGGCACGAAGATCAGGCAAGTGGACGGTGTTACGCCACAGGAGGCTATGGTTCGCGCTGCAATGGCGAATATCGTTAATGGCAAAGGCACGATCTTCGACGCTGTGAAAATTGCCAGGATAGCGCCAGAAAAGTTTGATAGCCCTAGCGTAAAGCAAAGTGCTGCATTTGTGCGCCGGGCTAAAGAGCTAGTGCGGCTATCTGATGAAGCTTACGGATTGGCCCTTAACGGAATTGTGCCAGATAACTATGCCGCAATTGTCGGGCGCTTGGTCGATGATCCAGACATGCAGCTCGCGGCAATGAACGTTCTGGCAAAAGTTAAGCCTGGAAACGAGTTTCAAGCGGAATCAATCATACGGCAAATCATGGATCTCGGCGTTACCAAGGAAACGCAGACGAGCCTATTCGGTGATGAAGTAATCGCAGAAAGCTTAATTCTGGAACGCGCTAAAGTGCTCGATGCTGCAGTTACCAGGCTAAAAAAAGACAAGACAGCGTTTGCCCAGGTAACGAAAAACCAAGCCCGGCTTGAGGATGAAGGCAATCAGCTTGCAACAGAGAACAACAAAAAAAGGTTATTAGAAGATGGTCAAGCGATCCAAATCCTCCAAACGCAAGCAAACCGCAAAGGCGCTCTCTCAGACGAGCTCACAGAGGCCGCAAGAATTGCAAAAACTACCGGAAAATATGGAGAGGCTACAGACAGCTTTGTCGAGTCTGTCAGACGATCAATTGACTCGGGCGATTTCCTCGGGACAGACGATGGCAATGTTGGACGCGCTCTCAATGATCAAGCGCAAGACAGCGCTGCACCGAATGAAACAGAGCTCCTTGACCTAGATAAGTTTGATGACGCTTTTGGTGATGCTGCAGAAAACCAGGGCAATGCAATAGTCGAGGATATACGCGCCTACACTACCCCCGAGCGCGATATGTTTGATACCGGCGATAATATTCAGCCGGGTGATCGCCAGGTGGATCTTGAGGAACTGATCGCAAACAAAGCCGATGATGAACAGACTGCACTACGAAAAGTTGTTGAAGAAGATAATACCCCTTTAGAAAAAATACGCATGCCGCTTGATGAAAGTTTATCAGAACAAGAAATTCTCAAAAATATAAGCATTATGACGAAAGAAAACGTACCAATAATTAAAGGGGTCATATCAAAGATTGATGCAAAATTTGGAACCAAGTCGGGTGATAATGTAAAAGACTTAGATAAAGTTTTAGAAAAGTCAAAGCGCCCTTCATTGCTTGCAAAAAAACCGTGGCATAAAATTTCTCACATTAGAGACTCATATCGCTTCAAAACTGTAATAGATGATTTTAATGATGTACCAGCTATTTTTGATGAACTTTTAAACAGTGGTATAAAGCTAGTAAAAATTGACACTAACAAGCTATTTGCACCCGGCGATTGGGGTTGGAGAATAATTGCGTTTGATTTGCGCATGCCAAACGGCCAGCTTGTTGAATGGTATTTACCCTTAAAAGAACTTGAGGCAGAAAAAAAAGCTAGAGGCCACCTTATTTTTGAAGAATGGCGCAACAAAACAGCCGAAGAAATACATGAGCTACAAGACGAATTTTATGATGCTATGCGGCTCAGCTATCAAAATTATGATGATGCGTTTCAAGCAAGCCTAGACAGGCTGGGCGTAGATCGTCAGAGAGCTGAAGCGTCTTGGACTAAAGCGGAAAGCTCTTTGTTAGAGGCGGCACGAAAGTCTTTAAATTCGTCAGGCATGATCGTATCTTCTAACGAAAGTCTTGGCGTCCAAACACCAGCCAGTGTCCTAAAAGACCGTGATCCGTCTGATTTGAACAGAACAGCCCTTGAGGAACCTTCTTCGATTAGTGCAAACGTCTTATCGGCCACGGATGATGATCTCCTATCTACTGTAAATATAGACGAGATACGGGCAAATATCAACCAGGACGAGGATTTATTCCCGGTTGGGCTCCTGGATGGCGAAGCCCAAACAGTCACAGCCAGGCAGTTACTCGCAGATATAGATCGTGAGGACGCAATGGTAGATACGCTTTCGAGGTGTCCGATATGAGTTTTCGCGATTGTATTAATGACGCAGAGGGCAAAAACGAGCTGACTGCAGACCAGGCTAATGAAGCCAGGGAATTGTTTGACGGGCTCGAGGCAGAATATCAGGGCCGAATGAATACAGCGGCAGCACAAGCCCAGGCCGGGGCAGATGCTTTTGATGCAATCCGCAAGCAAGCAATGCAGCGCAAGCGGCAAAAGGCAATGCAGCTACGCACCTGGCAAAGCATTAAAAAGAACCTGGCAGACTATAGGGGCATCGACGGTAATCCTAATGAAGCCAGGGCAGCTCTAGCGTTATTCGAACAAGACGGTCTAAGCCGTTACTCAAGCGTGACGCAGCGCGAAGAAGCTATAAAGGGCGAGGCGTTTGGTGAAATGTCGCGTGTTCTGGGCGAGTTTCGCCGCAATGTCGTGGGCGAGGTACGCCAAAAAGCCAAGCTTGATAACATGGTGCGCGAGGCGTTTGGTGAAAACACCGGGGATGCCAGCGCCAGGGAGCTTGCAAGAGCTTGGGAAACAACCGCGGAATTTTTGCGCAAGCGCTTCAATCGAGCGGGTGGGGCTATTGCAAAAAATAAAAAATATGGATTGCCGCAAAACCATAATCAAATTGCAATTCGTGAAGCAGGATATGAAACTTGGCGCGAATATATTTTAAATGAGAGACTAGACCTTGAAGATATGATTGATGAGCAAACTGGCTTGCCGTTTTCAAAAGAAAAATTTGAACTTATTTTGCCGGACATTTATGAAAGCATAGTTACAGACGGTATTAACAAGCTTAAGCCGGGTGCGCAGGGTTACGGCAAAAGCCTGGGTAATCGTCGCCAGGATCACAGGTTTCTAAAATTTAAAAACGGCACGGCCTGGCTAGAGTATCAGAAGAAATTTGGTGACGCGAATAGCTTTGACACGATGATAAGCCACGTTACCAATATGTCGCGTGACATTTCTATGATGGAAATACTCGGGCCAAACCCGGCGGCAACACTGCAGTTTCTTAAGCAAACGCTGGTCAAAAATGCCAAGACCGAAAAGGCAGTAAAACAGGCTAATTCTGCAGATAAGAAAATAGACGATCTGTATATGGCAGTCACAGGCAAAAACAATTCGCCTGTAAATGGATTTTGGGCATCTACGTTTGCAGGAACAAGGCAGATCCTACAATCTGCGCAGCTCGGGGCCGCCTCGATCTCAGCAATAACGGATCTTAACTTTCAACGCATGGCGCGATCTTTTGCAGGATTACCGCAAACCTCAACGCTAAGCGGCTATCTTAAACAGCTTGCGCCCCTGGGACAGCAAGAAAAGGGCGAGCTTGCTATTAGATTGGGGCTAATTGCAGAGGGCTGGACAAGCCTAGCTGCAGGACAAATGCGCTATGTCGGTGATGTATCAGGGCCAGAAGTAACCAGGCGTATCAGTGACTTTGTAATGCGAGCGTCGTTGCTATCGCCCATGACAAGCGCCGGGCGGTGGGCGTTTGGTATGGAGTTTATGGGAACGCTTGCCGGGAATAGAGCAAAAACGTTCGATCAGCTTGAGCCTAATTTTCGCAATACGCTCGAGCGGTACGGGCTCGGAGAAAGCTCCTGGAATAATATTAGATCCACAGAGCTCTATAACTTTGAAGGCGCTACGTTTCTACGCCCTGCAGATATACGCGCCAGAACAGACCTAGCGCCAGGTCGAGCCGAGGAACTAACAACCCGGCTTTTGGAAATGATTAACACAGAAACAAACTTTGCCGTGCCGAGCTCGAGCATGCGCGGCAGGGTGGCGCTTACAGGCGATACGCGCCCAGGCACAATTGCCGGGGAACTAACCAGGTCGTTTGCCATGTATAAAAACTTTGGCGTTACTTTGGTCAATACGCACATTATGCGCGGCATGTCTCAAAAAGGAATGGCGGGTAAGGGTACTTACTTTGCGGATCTTTTAATATCTGCAACGCTTATGGGTGGCCTTGCATTGCAGCTCAAAGAGATGAGCAAGGGCAGGGATCCCCGGCCAATGGACACACAAGAATTCTGGGGCGCTGCATTTCTGCAGGGCGGTGGCCTTGGCATATACGGTGACTTTCTATTCTCAGACGTGAACAGATTTGGCGGCGGTCTAGCGCAAACAATTGCCGGGCCGAATGTGGCGCTACTGGATGATGTTCGCAGATTAACTGCGGGTAACATTATGGAAGCGGCCAGCGGCGAGGATACTAATGCCGGGGCCGAGCTGATCCGCTTTGCCCAGGACTACACGCCAGGTTCTTCTATTTGGTATGCCCGGCTTGGGCTCGAGCGCCTGGTCTGGGATCGGCTGCAGATAATGACAGATCCAAAAGCAAAGCAGAAAATGCGCAAGCGCGAGCGCAAATATAAAAAAGACTACGGACAGAAATACTGGTGGGCTCCTGGTGATGCCCGGCCAACACGAAGCCCAAATTTAGATAACGCCCTGGGGAATTAAACCATGACAGTTACATCAACCAATCAAAAAGTTAGTTTTTCTGGAAATGGGAGCACTACGGTATTCGCGTATAATTTTAAGATATTCGCGCAAACCGATTTGCTTGTAATCTTGCGAAGTTCCACAGGCACAGAAACAACGCAGAATCTTACGTCAAACTATACGGTAAGCGGTGTAGGCGCGACGAGCGGCGGCAATGTCACAATGGGAGTAGCGCCAGCCAGCGGGACAACGCTTGTGATCCAGCGGGTGCAGCCTCAATTGCAAGGCTTGGATCTTGTGCCGAATGATCCGTTTCCAGCGCAAAGCATGGAAGATGCACTAGATAAGCTTGTGTTCAATGTGCAGACGCTAAATGAGGAAATCGGCAGATCAATCAAGGCAAGTACAACGAACACAATTGGCAACACTGAGTTTACTATCTCAGCGACAGATCGAGCAAATAAACTGTTTAGTTTTGACAGCTCGGGAAATCTATCTATCGCCCAGGAACTAGGCACGTATCGCGGCAATTGGGCGGCAAGCACAAGTTATGCGGTGCGGGATCTGGTCAAGGACACCAGCACCAACAATATTTTTATTGCTGTCACTGCGCACACGTCCAGCGGATCTCAGCCACTAACTACCAACACAGACGCGGCTAAATGGGCGCTGATTGTGGATGCAGCCAGCGCGACAACTAGCGCCAGCACTGCTAGCACAAAGGCCAGCGAGGCGGCTGCGTCTGCCAGCACTGCCAGCACAAAGGCAAGCGAAGCGGCGACCAGCGCTACACTCGCATCTCAGTGGGCGATTAAAACTGATGGAACTGTCGATGGATCTGAATTTAGCGCTAAGTATTACGCAAATCTGGCAGCTTCTAACAACAATCTGATAAACGACACAACCCCGCAGCTCGGCGGCAATCTTGATGTCAACGGGAAAAAAATAACATCAGCCAGCAATGGTGATGTAATCATTGAGCCAAATGGCACCGGGAATGTGGTAATTGAAACGGATGCGGCGTACCTACGCAACACTGACGATGGCAGTCTCGGCCCTTGGTTAATTTTAGATCACGCCACAGGATCACCCGCTAGTGGGGATTACAGTGGGCAGCTATTTTTCCAAACGATTGATGCTGGCGCAAACACTATAGTGCCTCTGATGATCAGTGTCAGGACACCTGACGTTACTAACGGCGCTGCGACCAGCAAGGCGATTATCGGCGTAAAAGAAGATGGATCATCTAGCCCGACAGATTATCTGACGCTCGACGGCGATGCTGAAAAAATCTATATGTATAGAGAATTAAGTGTCAGCGGTGACATTACTGTCACTGGAACAGTTGACGGGCGTGACATTGCAACAAACATACCCGCATCGCTAGGTTCGGCTGGTCAGGTTCTAACGGTCAACTCTGGAGCCAGCGCTGCAGAATGGGGGGCGGCGGGTGGATTTACACTGCCAACGGCAACAGCAAATGTGCTTGGCGGTATTAAAATTGGGACAAATTTATCGATTGACGGCAGTGGTGTTGTAGCTGCAGCAACAAGTGTTGTGTCCGACACATCTCCCCAGCTTGGCGGCAATTTATCTGTCAACGGCAAAAAAATCACAAGTGAGTCCAACACGCCGATACAAATTGAACCCGCAAATAACACGCTAGAAATCGAAGCAAGCACGATCAAATTTACCAACACTGATAATGGCGTACTTGGCCCGTTTTTTTACATGTGGCACGACAGCGACAGCAACGACCCTGCTGATTATAATACTGGGATGATTATGCAGGCGACCCGTGATGGTCAATCTACCCCGTACAATACGTCCATTATTGCAGCGCGGACGCCAAGCACATCTAGCAGTTCAACGGCAAAACTTGAATTTTCTGTAGACCGCCACGGAACAATGTATGATTATCTGATTTTGAACAGCGATGACGAAAAAATTGAATTGTTAAAAAATACAGAGGTAACTGGAAATATCACGGTTAGCGGTACGGTCGACGGCGTTGATCTGCAAACTTTAAATAATGCAGTGACTGCAAACACAGCTAAAACGACCAACGCAACGCATACTGGCGAGGTGACTGGATCTGGCGCACTGACGATTGCTGATAACGTTGTTGATGAGGCCAATCTCAAGGTCAGCAACACTCCGACCAACGGATATGTACTTACTGCTCAATCAGGCAATACAGGTGGGCTTACTTGGTCAGCAGCGGCTTCTAGTGGTATAGCGTCAGTCGTTGAAGATACCTCTCCGCAACTAGGAGGTGCGCTTGATGTTAATGGGCAGGATATTGTCAGCACAAGCAACGGGGCCATTGAGTTAGATCCCAATGGTAGCGGCAAAGTAACTTTCAAAGGAAACGCAACCAAGGGCGCTGGTCAGTTTGTGCTTAACTGTGAGCAAAACAGTCACGGCATTACAATCAAAGGCCCACCTCACAGCGCAGCGGCAAGTTATACCTTAACACTCCCAAACACCGATGGCTCTGCCAATGAGGTGCTTAAAACTGATGGCAGTGGCAATCTGGATTGGGTCGCGCAATCGGTGGCAGATGATGCGGTCACTACAGCTAAAATCGCAGACAGCGCAGTTACCACAGCTAAAATTGCAGACAGCGCAGTTACCACAGCCAAGATCAATGCTGACGCTATTACGAATGCTAAACTTGCTGACAATAGTGTGGACAGTGAGCAGTATGTGGATGGCAGTATTGATACGGCCCACATTGCAGACGCAAATGTCACGCAAGCAAAAATTGCTGGCGAAGCAATCAATGAAAGCAAATTGCAAGTCAGCAACAGTCCTACCAATGGATATTTCTTGTCTGCTCAAAGCGGAAACACAGGCGGCTTAACTTGGGCAGCGGCTTCTGGCGGCGGCGGTGGGGCGATGGAACTGGTCACGCACACAGTTACCAGTAGCTCTGCAACGTCTGTTATTCTTGACAACCTCAACGACGATTATGTCACATATAGGTTAGTGATGGATTGGGTGTTAAGCAGTCAACAGAGTAGTTACGCTAACATCCGCTTCTATGACGGTTCAACTGTGCTTTCAAATTACACGACACATAGGTCTGCAACTAATAATCAAAACACGTCATCTGGCCAATCTGACATAAGTCTGGTGTATAACACATCATCGTATTATTTCAACAGTATTGTAAATATTTGGGGCATTGGCCTGACGAACAAACCAATTCAGGTTAGCGCGGTTACAAATTCTAGCGCGTCTGATGGCGGCTTGGTCGATGTTGGTGCATATCGCGCAGCAACAAATGTGACGCCAGACAAGATCGAAATTCGCGCAACGTGGTCAAATATCCCTGCGGGTGCGCGTTTCACACTTTATGGGCTAAAATCATCGTAGGAGATTGATAATGATTAAAATTGTAAACGGGGTCGAAATTGCTTTGAGCGACGATGAGAAAGCTGAGATTTTGCAAGCCGAAATTGACATTTTGCCTATGGCGAAACGATTAGAGCGTGACTCATTATTAGCAGCATCTGATGTACACGCACTAGCCGACAAGATTACAGACGAGTGGCGGGTGTATAGACAAGCCTTGCGTGATGTACCCGCACAAGCTGGGTTTCCTGCAAATGTGACTTGGCCCACGGAACCAAGCTGATGGACAAGCGTACAGTCTCATCAGCCCACCAGCGGATTGATGAAATGCAATTGCAAATCGTCGAGTTGCGCACGGAAGCCAAGATACAATTCAAAGACATATTCAATCGCGTGAAGCGGCTGGAAGCTGTGTTAATAGCTACATCAGGCGCAACCATTGTTATGCTGCTGACGATCCTGACCAGGATGGGATGACACACGTTTTTGTACTAATCCTATGGCAAGGTATCGGTGCAGATAGGCAAATAATAGCAGAGGTTGAGTTTAGCAATCTCCAGCATTGCCTAATTGCTGCGCAGCTTTTGGTTAAACGATACGG